GGGGGGCAATCCCCTCACCTCGTGCGAGTGCACGTGCGGGAGGTGGAGGGTCCAGCGCTACGGGACGTGTCGGGTGCCGCTCGTTCGGGCGTGGCACGCGCACGTCCTCGCGAGTCGAGCCGCGGATGAAGATGGAGGGGAGCGATGATCCTCGACGTCGCGCTTGCAGTCGTCATCACGATTCTCGCTGTGATAGCCTGGGTTACCCGGTGAACCGCGGGTGCGGCTGGCGTAAATTCTACGGTCTCCTACGTGGGCAGAGGCTTTCCCCGCGTCTAGCCGCGTTTCGCGCCCGCCCGTTTCGACGCGGCAGTAAATTGAGTACGCGATCCCGCTGAGGAGAAAGGAGCGTCCTATGGCCCTCTTTCGGATAAACGTAGACCTGCACCTCTACCGGGAGACCCGCGAGGGACTCATGCGGCTGGTGCAGGCCACCGAGCGTCAGGCGACTGCGCTCGAGGCGATCCTGGCGAAGCTGAACGAGGACGACTCTCCGGAGGCCGTGACGGTGGAGTTCAACGTCGGGCCGGTCCGCGAGCAACCCCTAACCACGAAAGAAGGAGCATAACCATGGCGCAGTTGATCCTTACGGACTCGCAGGACTGCCCGCTGAGCGTGACCGCCAAGAGCCGGAAGGGCAGCGTCGCTCAGCTCCAGAACATCACATGGGAGTCGTCCGACCCGGCGGTGCTCACCGTGACGCAGGACCCGACCGATCCGAGCAAGGCGCTGGCGAGCGCCGTCACTGCCGGGATCGTCGTCATCTCGATGAAGGCGGACGCGGACCTCACGGACGGCGTGGTCGACATCATCGGCACGCTAGACGTGGTCGTCGGGGCCGGTCAGGCTACTGTGGTCGAGATCTCGGCCGGGACGCCGGTCGAGCAGCCCGCCGGGAGCCCCGGGACTAGCGGCGAAGTGATCCCCAGCTAGGGAGTACATGCCACTCTCGCCCCGGTCGGTCCTCGCGGGTCGGCCGGGGCCGTACCTCTAGTAGAGGACTGGGAAATGAAGACCTTCGACGACGCTATCGGCATCTCATTGGCTGATGGCGTGGCGTATCTTCGGGTGCTCTGCCGATGACGACTCCCCCGTACGCGGTCGTCTTCACGTTTCGATCCGAGGACGACAATACGGCGCTGGTCTTTACCGCCTCGGTAGATAGTGCGCGGGGCAGGCTTCGGACCCGCGAGCGCGGTATTCCGGTGATCGTAGTTGACGACTGCAGTCCCGGTACTCTCTGGAAGGCTTCTCTCACGGCATACGAAGAGATGGGAGAGGAGATTCAGGTTCTCCGGATGGGGCCCCCGACGGTTCAGTCCGCCTTCCTGCACGGCGCGACGGCGCCGAGCTTCGGACAGGCCCCGGCGCTCGATCGGGGGTTCTGGTGGGCACGATATCGCCTGGGATGCACGCGGGTCTTGGCCCTGGACGGCGACGTACTCATACTAGCCGACGACGCGGTTGAGCAGGTGGACGCGGCAATGACATTGCTAGATGGCACGACTGTTATCGCCGGTGAGTGGGTGGGGACGCCAGAGGACTGGACGCTGCAGCCGCAGACCTCCGGCGTCTACTGGTACGAGAGACCCGGGGGAGGCGTGCCGAAGTCGGAGTACCCGACTGTTATACCGGCACCCATACGTGCGCACGGGTATGTTCCTATGACGTGCGCCGCGGTCGACCTAGGCGCCTTCTGGCACCCGCGCTCGGCGTGTCTCGTTAACTCCGGGTGGGTCTCGGGGATCTGGTACTATAGCCAGATGGCACTGGGGAAGCGGAGCGCCTATTACCCGTTCTTTCGATCTGGCATGGCCGCGCACCTCGGGCGCGCCTCCGTCTCGGTCTCTCGTGGATGGAGTGTATTTGGAAACGCCCTCGGCGTCCGCTACGCCGGGAAGGGGCTTGGGAACTACTACGCGGGCTACCTTCAGATCGCCGATGCGGGTCTCTTCCTCGCCGCGTTGCGGAACCGTCCCCCCGGCGAACCCACCGCCTCCGCGCTCTTCGTCCCCCCGGAGGCGCCGGAGATCGTCCCGATGGGACCGCACCTCAGGTACGCCGGGCCCGTGGAGAGGCTCGATTCTAAGTCTATGAGGCTCGGCTTCGAGTACGCCATAGACGGCGAGGTCTCCGGAAGGGCGACGGTGACGCTGGACGGCGATGTTCTCCGGGTCGAGTCGATCGACGCCGCCGAGGTGGGGCCGATCTACTCGGAGATCTGCGAGCACGCGACGGCGATGCTCCGCTACGTCGTCTCCACGCCCGCCGCGCTGTACGCCGCCGCGAGGGCCGACCGAGGGGCGCATGAAGTGAAGGTGGACGGCGAGGCGTGGGCGGTCTGGGAGCATGCACTCTATATCCGTTCGCTGCCGCAGCATCGGTGGGCGACGCACTTCGACTGGGACGGGCTCGGTGTAGGAATGCTCGATCCTCTGGAAGACCTATGAAGGTCTACGACGTCCTCGATCTCACGTCGGGAGATGTAGTGGTGGGGCAGCACAGCGTCTGGATTCCGGGGCTGCAGGTCAAGGTCCCGTTCCAGTGGGGCGGGACGATTCAGAAGTACCGGCACCCTCACGAGACAGCCTACCCGCTCGACCTCCTGACGGAGGAGGTCGGCCTCCTCCGCTGGCTCGCCGCCCGGAGGTACGCCCCGTCCGTCGGGGAGTGGGTCTACTTCAAGACCGTGATCAGCGAGCACCCCGGTGGGTGGTGGGCCGATCCCCTCGGGGCCTACGGCTACGAGATGACCGACGCGGCTGCGCTCCCGGAGGGGAAGCTCTCCGGCGTCGACGTGGGGCAGACCATACAGCTCGCCGTCGGCGCGTCGATCTCCGCGTCGCTCGGGGCGTGGAGCGACCTGAATAAGCCCGGGAACGTCGTGAACGGGTACCTCGTCGACGTCCGGCGGAGCGGGTGGGACCGGCTCCACTGGCACGGGGAGCGCCCCGCCCTCCCGCTCTACTCGGAGGACCGCGAGCGACTCCGCGTCGACCTGAAGAACTACGGGCAGTTCCCGTTCATGGAGCGGGAGCTCCCGTATCAGGAGTACTACCTCGACGGAGAGTGGCACCCAGGTGAGCGCGAGGTCGTATCCCGCGCCTCTATCCTGAACTTTACACCGATCCCTGGATCGAGCGTCCTCGACGTCGGGACCTCCCTCGGGGGGTTCCTCCAGTTCTCGTACCTCCTCGGGGCGCGGACCCTGATCGGGCTCGACGTCGAGCCCTCCTACGTCGATCTCGCCCGACGCCTCGCCCGCGCGGGCGGGATGAATATCTGCTACCGGCTCATGAACGCCGAGGACGAGATCGATGCGCTCCTCGCGTGGATGACGCGGCTCGCCCCGTCCGGGATCGACGTGCTCCTCCTCCTCTCGATGCTCAAGCACTTCCGGGGCGGCGAGGTGTCGCTCTGGGAGATCGTCGAGGCCCTCGACGCTAGGGTTACCTGCATCGAGACGAATGCCGTGAAGGAGGGGGAGTCAGCTCCGCTTTACCGGGAGGTCGAGGTCCGGCGCGGCACCGCTCTCGGCTGGTCCCGGGATAGAAATAATAGGATGTGCTACCATGTCTATGGTACGAGGGGTAGACTCTAGGACATGATCAGGCGAAAGACCCCGAAGGTCGTAGGGGGCTCCCGTGGAGGGCCGAAGTCCCGGAGGAGGGGGAGGGGGGGAGAAGTCTCGCTAGGCAGCCCCACGCAGGCCCTGGCGACGTCCCCGAAGTCCTCCGCGTCCGACCTTCCCGTGGCGTTCGAGATCGGGACGACGTTCGACCTCCCGCTCTGGTCGAAGTGGCCGAGCGCCGTCCTGAAGCAGGAGTACCGGAAGGGCGCGTGGACGTTCGACCTCGGCTTTCGGCAGCGGGCGCGGCACGACGAGTCGCGGCTCTTCGACATCTCACCTCTGGTCCGGAGCGGCGTCTTCGTCCGGGACCTCGTCCCGGCCGGGACGCCGATCTTCGGCGGCTACGACCCGGCCGGTGAGAAGCGCGTCGGGAACGCGCTCGTGAGCGTCGCGGCGACGAACGGCGGGGCGCTCCGGGTAATCACGAACATCCGGCTCTGGAAGGGGCGCTACACCGAGACGGCCGCGGAGATCGCGATGGCCGACGAGCTCTACCGCTACACCCTCCTCCTGGTCGAGAACGTGGCGCTCCAGGGGGCGATCATCGAGCTCATCCGCTTCCGCGCCCCGACGATCCCGATCGTGGGGTACCAGACGGGAATGCAGAAGTCGCACCCGGAGCTCGGGCTCCCGGGGCTCGGGGAGGAGATCCGGGCCGGGCTCTGGGCCCTCTGCGTCGACGACGACTACGGGACCGGGAGTCCGATCGCGGCGCACGAGCCGGGGTGCGAGTGCCCCTACCACGTCTTCCTGGCGGACCTCAACGGCTACCCCGCGGAGTCGCGGACGTACGACGCCCTGATGGCGTGCTGGTTCGCCCGGCAGGGGATACGCGGCGACTTCGCCGGGAAGTTCATCCCGTCGGGCGCCGAGATCTTTGACCCCTCCGAGCTCCTCGGGGAGATCCCCGTCGGCGAGTTCGGCGGGAGCTTTCTCTCGTAACCAAGGGGAGGGGCGACGATGGCCGTCAAGAGCACGAGGGGGAAGTCGGCGAGGGGGAGGGCGACGCCCGGGAGGCTCCGAGAGGCGGCGGCGGAGCAGGCCCTGGCGGAGTCGGAGTACGCGACGAGCCTCCTGAAGCAGCTGACGATGTTCGAGCAGACGAGCCCGTTCCTCTCCCTCCAGGACTCGGACGAGAGGGGCTGGACGCCGGTCGGCGGCGGGGCGGACGTGCAGGGGAAGCTCCTCGCGGAGATCCGGGACCCCGCTGTCGCCAGGAACCAGTCCTATCGGTTCTGGCGCCTTCACCCCCAGGGGCGGGGCATCCTCAGGAACTTCGTCCGGTTCATCATAGGGCGGCAGTTCAAGATCGACTTCGACGACCAGGGGTACGGGAGGTGGAACGACGACCGGACGAAGATCGTCCTCTCGAACGACGAGGAGGACGTCCTCGTGACGAAGCTCTCCTGGGAGGAGTTCGAGCTCAGGAACCAGTTCACGAACCGGCGGAAGGAGATCATCCTCCGGACGTTCAGGGACGGGGAGGCGTTCATAAGGAAGTTCGTCGTCGGCGGGCGCGTCCTCGTCCGATTCGTCGAGCCCGAGAAGGTGGCGTCTGATAACAAGGAGGGTGGGGTCGTCCTCCAGGGCGACGTGGACCCGAAGGACCCTATCATGCCCTTCTACATCGGGAAGGCGACGAAGATCGAGCTGGGGATCGAGTACGTCGCGACGGACCGCGAGACGGTCATCGCGTACCACATCGGCGACGAGCGCGTCCCGGCGAGGGAGATGATCCACACGAAGCCGTTCGCGGACTCGAACGACCTTAGGGGCATCCCGCTCCTCGAGGTCGTCGCGAAGACGCTGACGAACTACGAGCAGTGGGAGCACTACCGAATCGTCCTGAACAAGATCCGGACGGCCGTCGCGCTCGTGCGGAAGGTGGAGGGGACGGCGCAGCAGGCGCGGTCGATCATCGAGGGGCGGACGCCGACGAGGGCTCCGGTATCGGGAAAGACGCCGCAGACTCCGGCGGGGATGCGCGAGGCGATGTTCAACGCCGGCACTATACTTACGCCGGGACCGGGGGTTACCTACGACTTCATGTCCCCGAAGCTCGACGCCCGGGACGCCGGAGAGGACGGGCGGAGAATCCTCCTCTCGGCCTCCGCCGGGGTCGGCCTCCCGGAGATGCTCGTGACAGGCGATTGGTCCCAAAGCAACTACAGTTCATCTGTCGAGGGGCGGACCCCCGCCGTCCGAGAGTGGGAGGACTGGCAGGACTTCTTCGACCCGGTCTTCAAGCAGATCGTCGCGTGGGTCATCGACGCCGCCGTCGAGTTCCTCGGCCTTCCGGAGAAGACCCTCCGGACCTGCACCCTGAACTGGCCGATCCTCATCGCCAAGGACGCGGCGAAGGAGACGGCGAGGAATATGAATCTGCGGAACGGTGGGATCATGTCCCTGGAGACCTGGGCCTCCCGCGAGGAGCTGGTCTACGACGACGAGCTCGAGAAGATGCGGAACGAGGCCGAGGACGTCCTCATGAGCCCCGAGTTCGCGGCGGTCGCGGATCAGGTAAGGCTGAGCTTCGTGACGCAGGCTACGGGGACGAAGGGCGTAACCGGGGGTGGGAAGGCCGGGCTTCCGGAGCCGGTCCTCCCGAACGAGGTGACGGGGGCGGCGGCGGCCCACCCCGGGCCCACGATAGAGGCGAAGAACATCGTCCTCAAGTCCCTTCGGGATCTCAGCGAGGGGCTCGACGAGGTCGAGGACGAGGACGTGCGGGCCGCCCTGCGCCAGTACATCTTCGGGATCGCGAGGGCCATGAAGGTGTGAGCGACCTCAACACTCGGATTCACCGCCTCCTCCTCCGCCGCGCCGTCGAGCGGACGCGCTACGAGAACGGGACGCTGAAGCGCCTCGCCCTCTCATGGCGCGAGGTCGAGGCCGCGCTCCTCTACCTCGTCGAGGGGAGCGCGCTCTTCGGTGGGGCGAGGGTGGGATTTGGCTTTGCCGTTAACCGGGACGGCCTCGCCGCGCTCATCGTTGATATGGCAGGGGTCGTCGGGAGCGGGCTCTCCGTCCAGCTCGAGACGCTCCTGGTCGACCTCCGGGACCTCGCCGAACTCGAGCTCCTGGAACTCCCGAACGTCCTCTCGGCTGAGATGAGTACACCCGAGGCGAACGCGAGTAGCGCTGCGATCCCCGGGACGGAGATCTTCCAGTCGTTCCCGGGGGGTCAGGTCTCGGAGCTCCTGAGCAGCCCGCTCGGAGGGGCGCGGTTCGCGCAGTCGTTCGCGGACCTCTCGGCGGCGATGGTCGCGCGGCTCCGGAACGCGCTCGTCAACGCGCTCTCGCAGGGGATGAGCGCCGCGCAGGCAGGGCGGGCGGTACGTGGGGTGATACGGACAAGCTGGATGCAGGCCGAGGTGATCGTGCGGAGCGAGTTCGTCCGGGTCGCGAGTCAGGCGGCGCTGGCGGTCTTCGATCAGAACCAGAGCCTCCTGAGCGGCGTCCAGTGGTCCTCTGTTTTAGACCGAAGGCGTAGGACGTGCTTACAGTGCGGTATCCTCGACGGACGGGTCTGGAAGAAGGCGAGCGAGGCGCTAGTCCCGGTCGTCAATACTCATTTGCTCTGCTCTTGTACCCTTATCCCTGTCGTCCGCGGCGCTCCGGCGTCTGAGACGATCTCCTACAGGGACTGGTTCAGGGGACAGGACGCGAGCATGCAGCGGGAGATCCTCGGGCCCATGCGCTATAAGCTCTATAGGGGAGGCGGCTATAAGCTCCCGGACTTCGCGTCGGCGCGCGGCGTCCGCTCTCTGAGCGCGGTCCTCAGGAAGGCGCGCGCGGCGTGAATCGGAAGCGTCCGATGGTGAAGACGGTGACGCCGCCGATCGTCGCGCGGTGGCTCGAGGTCCAGCACCTCACCGTCCTCCGGTGGATTCGGAGCCGTCAGCTTCCGGCGCTCGATATCGGGACGGGGAACAAAATCCACCGATACGTGATCTTCCGGAAGGACCTCGCGGTCTTTCTGCTCCGCCGCGGGATGACGGAGGAGCGCATCCGCGATATGCTCGGCTGAACCTGCAGCGACTTTGTAGATATAACCTGACGTAGTCCGATATATCCTACCCCTGAACAAACCTAGAATCTCCCGCTGCACTCATGTCACCTCCCTTACAGTAGCAAGCTAGGAGGAGGGCCCGGTCTCTATGGCGATGAAGACTGAAGGTGGAATGAGTTTTTCGAGCTCGGCCTACCTCGTAGTTGGTGACCCTAATAAGACCTCGACGTGGAAGCTCCGCATCGAGGAGACCCCGGGGAAGGTGACGAAGGCGCAGCTCGGGCGAGCGGCGGCGGCGCTCGGGAAGGGCTTCCGTGGGAACCGCGTTCAGCTCTCGAGCGAGGAGCGCGCGAGCGCCCTCCGGAAGCTCCGGGGTAAGTACCGGGGTATGGGCGTGATGGCGGCCGACATGCCGAGCGTCATGCAGCAGAGCCTCCAGGACGTGGCCTTCGCGGATCTCCGGAGGACGGCCTCCGTACTCCTGGAGAGCGGGGCGATCCCCGAGGAGCAGCGGGAGGGGGTGAAGGATACCCTCGATCTCCTCGCGGAGAGCATGTACCTCGGTGGACTCTCGGCGATGCAGAACGGAACGCTCTCCTTCGAGGCGATCTGCGCCGCCATAAGTAACGCGCTCCGCGAGTACCAGAAGGACCCGGAGACGGAGATGGCCGAGTACCCGTCGTGTACGGTCGTCGCGACGTTTCCGGGAACGGTCGTCTACGAGCACGACGCGAAGCTCTACCAGATCGGCTATCGCATCGAGGGGACAAACGCCGTCCTCGAGGGCGAGGCCGTCGAGGTTAGTGCGGAGTTCGCCCCGGTAAAGCTAGAGGCGATGCAGCAGGAGGGGCTCGCCCTCATCGAGTCGTGGCCGAGCGGGGTCATCAAGCACGCGAGCATCAATCGCGCGCAGTCGGTTATAGAGGGGACGACGCTCATCACGGGGACGTCGCAGAACGGGAAGAAGGGGAAGCGACGCTACCCCGAGTCCGTCCTCCGGAAGATCGCCGGGATGGCCGAGGGCCTCCCGGCGTACCTGAACCACACGCCGCCGGAGATGGCGTTCAAGACCCGCCCGGTGCAGGACCTTATCGGGCGGCACCGGAACGTCCGGTACGACGCCGCGACCGAGTCCGTGAAGTCGGACCTGCACGTCGCGGCGCATCAGGCGCCGCTCGTCTTCAGCCTCGCGGAGAAGTTCGGGGACCACATAGGGAATAGCCTCGTCTCCCGGGGGCAGATCGCTATGGAGGGCGACGTCGAGGTCGTCCAGGACGTCCTTACCCTCCGCTCCGCCGACCTCGTCTCGGACCCGGCGAGCACGAAGGGGCTCTTCGAGTCGAAGGAGGACGGAGATCCGGTCGGCGCCTTCTCGACGCTGATCGAGGAGATCCGGAAGTCCATTACCCAACCACCCGAGCAAGGAGGAGAGACCGTGGATCTAGTGACTACGATCGCGTACCTGAAGGAGAAGCCCGCAGATCAGAAGCTCCTGGCCGAACACTTCGGCTTCGTGACGAAGGACGAGGCCGCGAGGCTCACCGAGCCCGCCGCGAAGCTCGGCGAGTCGGTCGCCGCGCTGACCAAGGAGCGCGACGCGCTCCTGACGGACGTCGCCGCGAAGGCGAAGCTGATCGAGGCGAAGGACGTCGAGCTGAAGGCGGCGACCGCGAAGGTCGACGAGCACGCGGCGAAGGACGCCGTCGCCGCGAAGAAGGTGAAGCTCGAGGAGGCTATCGGCGCGCACGACCTCGGGAAGAAGTTCGGGAAGGTCGAGGGCGTGATCAGCGAGACGTTCAGGGGGATGCTCATGGAGGCCGCCGAGGACTCCTGGACGAAGATCCTCGACGATCGGCTCTCTGGCGTGACGAAGGTCGCCGGCGTGAAGCTCCCGCTCTCGGAGGGGAAGGTGGTCGAGAGCGGTGGCGCGATCCCTGCGGGAATTCACGAGAAGCTCGCGGCGGCCTTCTAGGCGTCCAGTCTGTACGCTCATTGACGAAACTGCTGGATTGCTCTTACCAGCGGCGAGTAGCGGGACGGTCTCCCGCGAAACCGACTGAGTGAAAGGATAGAAGAAATGACCAGTGCGCATCGTGGTGCGTGGGGCGACAAGAACCCGAAGCAGTTCGCCGTCGACTCGACGCTGGCCGTCGAGATCGGCGATCTGATGTGGTGGGACCGAGTTAATCGGGTCGCGCGCTCGGCGGGCGGGGCCGCCGCGTGGACCGGGACGACGGAGGGGTCGCAGGGGAAGGTGGCGGAGAACTTCATCGGGATCGCGAGGTCTGCGTTCGCCGTCGGTGATATGCACGCCCTCGTCCGCATCGAGGGGCGCGGCGTGCACCGCATTCCGGTGACGACGGCGGCGACGTTCGAGGTCGGCGACCTCGTCTCGGCGTCGAAGGACCCTGGAGGGAACGTGCTCTTCGCGCAGCAGGTCGACAAGGTCGCGGAGGGCGCCCCCGGTGAGCCGACGATCGCGGGTCGCCTCCTGGCGATCGGCCGCGCGGCGAAGCGGTATACGGGAGCGACGAATATGCTCGAGGTCGAGATCCTCGGAACCCGCGAGGCAGGTGGGTCGGTGCGGAACTACCTCACGAGCTAACGGAGAGAAGAAGAGAGAGAACTTTAACCTGTTCCCCAGCCCCCTTGGCTGCGGCAATTCTAACAGAGGAGAGGAAGACGATGCGAGCGAATGATATCCGGGACATCTACCGGGCGGTCGGGGCTCGGGGGTTCGCGACGGTGGTGGCGGATCTTCTCGAGGGGAAGGACCAGAGCGGGAGGACCGTCCCGAAGAAGCGCGCCGAGGACTTCTCGATGCGTACCCTCTGGGAAGGGCTCGTCGGACCCGTCGGCGAGACGCTCCCGAACTACTCGGGGGGGTCGGGGAGGTTCAACTACATCGAGCTTCAGGAGCAGGTCGACTCGACGATGTTCCCCAACGTCATGGGGGTGTTGATCTCCTCGAAGGTCATCGACGGGTACAACATGAACGCGATGATCGGCGATCAGCTCTGCACGACGATGACCTCGAAGCTCCGCTCCGAGAGGCTGGTCGGCTTCACCTCCCTCGAGGGACCCCTCGAGGTTCCCGAGGCGATGCCCTACGAGGAGTCGACGTTCGGTGAGAAGTTCGTCACCACCGACACGGCGAAGAAGGGGCGCATTCTGGAGATCACCGAGGAGGCGATCTTCTTCGATCAGACCGGACAGCTGCTGATGCGGGCCTCCCGCCTCGGCGAGATGGCGCGCGAGGAGCGCGAGCTGGTGATCCTCTCCGGCGTCCTCGACGTCGGCTCCGGGGCGGCGGGCTACAAGGACGTCTACCGCCCGGGGGGCGTCGCGACGGCGCTCTACTCGACGGCCAATCAGAACCTGGTCGCCGGGAACAACCCCCTCGTGGACTGGACCGACATCGACGCGGCCCTCCTCTGGCAGTCCCTGAACGTCACCGACGACCGCGTCGTCGCCGCCGACCGCCTCCCAATCCCGATGATCCCGCGCGTCGTCCTGGTCGGGCGCGGCCTCATCGGTACGCTCTCGCGGGTCCTCAGCGCGACGGAGCACCGCTCGGCCTCGGGTACCGAGACGCTGATAACCGGGAACCCACTCACGAGCATCGCCCCGGGGCTCGTCCCGCTCACCTCGCCGTTCATCAACACCCTCGCGGCGGTGGCGGGCTCGCGGTACAACGACGCGAACGACTGGTTCATCGGCGACCCGAAGCGGCAGTTCATCTGGCAGGAGATCTGGCCCCTGCAGACACTCCGGGCGATGCAGAACGACGAGGCGCAGTTCCGCCGGGACATCATGGCCCGGTTCAAGGTTCGGTACTTCGGCGGCTTCGCCGCCATCGACACCAAGTACTGGCTCAAGGTCAACGCGGCGTAGCAGATCCAGGAGACTCGTTACCTGGTGGTCGCGGGGGGCATCCTCTAGCGGTGGCGGGGCCGATCTTGTACGGGGGCTCTAGGAGCCGACGCCAAGTGGTCCCGCGACCACCAGTTTTCTCTTTCTAGCGGAGGCTCGATTCTATGCGCGGGACGATCGGCATCCTGACCGGGAGGGGTCCCGCCTGCGACCCCCTGCAGGACTGGCTCGACACCCTCCCGTCGGACGTCCGGAGGCACCGGATAGCCGGGAATCAGATCGCGTGGCAGCGGAACGAGGTGATCCGGGCGCGCGAGGGCGAGTGGGTCCTCTTCGTCGACGCGGACTGCATCCCGAGCCTCCACGCGCTCGACGAGCTCCTGGAGCACGACCTCCCTCTCGTGAGCGGGACGGTCCTCGAGCGTGTCTTCCCGTTCGACGTCTGCGCCGTGAAGTCCGTCGAGCCCTACGAGCGGTACCGCTGCACGGAACTCCCCCGCTCCGTCTTCCCGGTCGTCGCGGTGGGGACCGGGTTCCTCCTCATCCGAGAGGGCGTGATTCGGGGGGTCGGCGACCCATGGTTCCGCTGCGGGCAGATCTCCCCGGAGCTCCTCGCGGAGGACTTCGACTTCAGTCTTCGCGCGGCCGAAGCCGGGTTCCCCCCGTACCTGGACCCGAACGTAGGTGTAGGGCACGAGACCCGCGTGATCCTCTGGCCGGGGGAGGAGGGGATCGCGGTGCAGTGGCCGGATCAGACCGGGTGGCTGAAGTACCGCGAGGCCCTCCGCCCGTGAGCTTCACCTACACCCAGCCCTGGGCCTCGACGCGCGACTACGTCAGGTTCCTCGTCGGCGACACGAACGCCGCGAACGCGGTCTTCGACGACGAGGAGCTCGACAGCCTCGTCGCGACCTGGAGCGGGGACGCCCGCCTCGCCGCAGCCGAGGCGCTCGACGCGCTCGCCGCGCTGTACGCGCGGGGGGCGATTATGTACCAGATCACCGGGTCGTCCGCGAGCGGCGGCTTCCAGATGGACCGGCGGAAGGTCGCCGACGCCCTCGAGAGGCGCGCGGCGAGCCTCCGGAAGGCCGCGGCGACGGTCCCGTTCGAGTTCGAGTCGGTCCTGGAAGACTACCCGGTCCGCCTCGTGAACTTCGAGGGACCGCTCGACTTGCTGCTGCACCTGATCAAGAAGAACGAACTCAACATCTACGACATCCCCATCTCGCTCA